TACCGCACCTTTTGTCTACACAGTTGATTTCATACACAGGCTTGGCTTTCCAGTCTTAGGGCATATTGAACTGAATCTAGCCCGCTTCCTCACTGTACTCCGGGAATATTTGCCAGAAACAGGCTTATCCCAAAGGGAATTCAGCGAACGTCTAACGACTGCCGTTGGCTGGATTAGAGAATATCTTCACAACGACACCTTCCCTTTGCTAGGCAGAAATCCGAATACCGACGTAAAAATACTCGACATAGGCACGACAGGTTTCGTGCTGGCAGAAACCTGGGACAACCTATGGGATGGATGGGCAGAATTGTACCGCCAAGGGCATCTGAGAGGGCTTTTGATCTGTGTCGAAGATAGTGACCACAAGAAGGTACTCATTGCCAGAAAGAGCCTCTACGTGCCGTTCAATCTAGAAATGGCAGCCCAGATCCTGAATCAAATGGAAACAGCCATGGGAGAGCTTCCTGAGTGGAAGCTCTCCAAAGACGGCCTCTGGTTAGAAGGGCCACCAGAAGGCACCCTCATCCTGATCACACACTTGATGGAAGTGTTGGTCAGAGTCTAGTCACACTGACAGTACCAAGGCCCCCAGCACCACGTAATAAAGCAAGAACGGTTGCAAAAGCAAGGGGCACTACAGCTAGCTTGACACGAAGGTAAATCATTGCCCTTGAGTTTAGCCGTTGATGCAACAGGTTGGTATCCAAAAACACCAGCACCCAGTAGACCCAAACCTACGGCACCGGCCAAAAGGATCTTCTTTTTCTTAGACATGAAATACCTCTAATGAGTCTGTGCCTAGACGCGAGCCCGCAGGTTGAAGGTAACGAGGATGTATAGCAACGGGAAGATCGGGCTGTAGTACATCTCGAAACGCAACACTGTCGGATCATCTGGGTCAATCGAAGCCGTCATTCCTGTGAAGGCTCCGACGATTTCTGCTTGAACCAACGAGCGGAACAACCCAGTCATGGAAACCACGACTTCGTTAGTACGAGCCGCAAGGAACTTCGTTCCGATGAACGAATCCAAGATAATACGTGACTGTTGTTGTACGAAGTCCGCGATCTGAACGACCGTTGGAAGTCGTGTCAGTACCGAGGTCATATTGGTGGTCAGACCTTGACGAATTCGGATGATAGGATCCAAATCCTCAAGAAGGGTGATACCCGCCACAGCCGTCTGATTAGCCTCTACCGGATCCAGAATTCTCGGGATACGAGTGAAACCTTGAAGCTTACGCCGTGTGTACGGAGTTGCTACGTCCACCGCAGGTGAAACAACAGCACCCGCTACAGCGGCTCCGAAGAAGCTGCCGTCAATCAAGGACTCGAACGATTGCCCTTCCGCATCGGTCAAAGTAATGACCGCCGAGTCCGGGTAATACGCAATGATGCGGCTTGAGTTCAAACCACGTGCAATGGTCTGTGCCGAAGTCGGGCTTGTACCAGAAGCAAAGCCAATGAAACCAATACGCTCAGCTTGGTTACGGATATTCGACTGCGTCTCACAGTGGGCCGTCAAATGCGTAAAGACTGACGTACTAGTTGCAAGCGGGACAATAATATCCGGCTTAATGTTACCTGGCAGTGGAGTCGCCATTTCATCGATAGCCGCATTGAACGACTGATCCGAAGCCTGATTTGTGTTGGATTGCTTCAAAACCTGCTTGATGATGACCAGAACGGCACCATTCAAAATGGCTAAGTAAGCGCCCAAGGTGGCTCGGTTTTCAGCCGAGGTACGACCAAAGTTGGCTTCAACCGTCTTGAGTTGCTGGAAGATCTTCGGCGTGTAGTCCTGCTTCAAGAAGCGGTAGCTAATGAAGTAGAAATCACCGACCGAAGGCTCCACACCAGATGGATTGTAAGACGTCAATGTGGCAGTATCATTAACTCCCACACCGACTGTATTGGACACCAACACTTCCATACCACCGATGCTGTAACGAGGCACCGAGGGGCTTACATGGAAAGTAGGAGACACCTCCATGGTGAAGGTACCACCGAAGTCGTAAGAACCTGTGGTGGCAGGAAGCACCGTAAAGCGCAGACCTGTACGCACATCCGTGTACGTTTGGCCTGGGATACCAGTACCAGACGAACCAACCAGAGAAGTTGATGAAACTACGTAGTTGTTGATAGCATCTTCACCAACGTCACCATCTGTGCCAACAGTAATGCCGGTACCAGTGGTTTGGTTGAATGCTGAGTTGGCTGAAGTGGCAAACCCGATACTAGATGTAGCAGCGCCAACAGTCAAAGACTCGATGGCAAGATAGTTCTTACCCCCAAGTGCTTCAACATAGGCGACTGCACCTGCCGCGAAAGCGACCGTATCCATTAGAACGTCAACAACCTCTTGGACATCTACCAAGGTCTGGCTGGCAAACTGGTTCTGTGTGAAGCCTAGAACAGCGTTTGCTGAACCAATGTTGATCAACACCGATGAACCAGCATCGTTCGTGGTACTGGTAAGGCGAACCTTATCAAGGTTTACACCCGTTCCAACTGAGGCGACACCAGCAACCACCGCATTGATATCAGCAACTACGGTTGCCGTTGTTACCGCTCCACCTGCGGTAAGAGTGATGGCGTAGTCTACTCCGTCGATGCGAATGCTGAAGGCATCATTCAATCCTGCCGTGATGTTGAATGGTCCCGCGAGAGACCCCAACATCGTTGCAGCTTTATTGATTGCTCCTGTAGTCCCATTAACACTAGCGAAAGTTGTAAACCCAAGCTCGGTTTCAACCGTGCCTTGGTCGATCGTAACATTCGACACGTCATCAAAACCACCCGGAAGAGCCCCTGGAGTTACAGCACCTTCGATGATGAAGATAATGTCCCCAGTGGCAGGACCGATCTGCTTGAAACTCGCAACGTTTGGCCCGATAACGGCATTGATTTCGCCAACGATGAAAGCTGGAGTTTGGTTTCCAGCCGTCAACGTGACTGAGAAAGCTGTTCCGTCAATCGTAAGATTCAAGACGTTGTTTGGGGAAGCCGGGATAGTGATTTCCGGAACACCCGTATCCGGAGCCACATGACCACCGACCATGAAGGCCGGGGCTGCGAAGGACAACGTGCTAGGCACGTTGACTCCGTTGACCGCAGTTACCCAAGTAGCTGAGAACGGCGAGTAGAACGAATAAGGAGAAGCCCCATTGTTCACGAATTGCGCGTTTGTTGCGAGCGCCGTTCCGAAAGTGACAGTCACCACTTCAGAAGCGGGTGTTCCTGCTCCCGTGTGGAAAGCGTCCGGAATTTGTTCAACACCACGAGGCCATTGAACAATCTGACTCAAACCGACCTTGGTCCCGAAGCGTACCTCATGAAGGTTTGTGTCACGGACTGTCGAGAACACAGAGTATTGGCCCGTCCCGATCGGACCCGCCACCAAGTTGGTCAGAATGAACGTGTCATCTGCCAACCGGCTGTAATAGAACGTCGCGTAAGCGTTGTAGTCCGGAGGCTGCGGTGTCTTGAGTGTGATACGACGGTTCACCCCATCAACCACAATAACATCTACAGCCGCTCGATTAAGAGCATCACGTAACGTTCGACCCGTGTAGACCCTTACCAAGTCCGGACGATTCGTGGTCAAATCTGTGCGGCTGTTGGCCACCGAGTTGAACAACGAAAGACCAAGTGGCGTATTTCTACCATTACCTGTGGTAGGAATTTCCGGCAATAGGAAACCAGTGGTCGAAACTGTTGCTGGGATCGTGGTTGTGTCAGTGACTCTGGTGCAAGCACCCAAGAACATCTGCTCATCAATCAGGGTACCAACAATCTGTCCTCCGGAACCTGACGAACCATCAAATGGGGTGGCACCAGGAGAAGTCTGCGAAGCAGCAACTTGGAACGAAGAACCCCAGTTGATAACGCTAACATCCGTGCTTGGGTTAGAGACTACAAAATCTGAACCCTGGATGAAATCGTTACGCCCCGGAGAAATACCGCAACGCAAAACTGTCGTTACCAGACTGTTTGGCAAGTAATCAAACGTGTCTTGCCAGGTGTTCGCCCAGTAGTTCAGGGTCACCGTGGAACCCGGAGCAGGGGCAAACGGTAAGCTCACGATCCCGTTAGCTCCGTCAACTGACGAAACCAATACTTGAGTCCCGTTAACCTTAGCTACAACCTTGGTCGGATCCGTTGTTGTAGTACCACCACCCGTACCATCTACGATAGGACGTTGGAACACACGGAATGCAGAGGTGCGGTTTGTAGACGCTCCTGCTGACAATCCTAGTGGACCGTTTGCAGTACCCGCTCCGATGATGATCCCAACGGGCGTGGTGAACTGGACATGATCCAATCCCTGGTTGTCCGTAAATACAGACGTAGACAGGTTGGGTATCAAGGCAGCATTGACCACCGCAGCGACTGCCGCTGCCGTCAAGCTCCCTTGAGGCAAGGTCATCGTAGCAACTGTCCCGTTGACGTTGATGATGAACTGGTCGTTCGATCCGGTTGTAATATCAAACGGAGCATACCCCGGAGTGATCATGGTCGCATTGGCCACGGTCACTTGGCTGGAAACATCATCCGTAAAAGACGTGTCCCCACGGTGGAAGAAATAGGTAACCCGAACCTGATCCGCTGGTTGAGTAGGAATCTGAAGAGTAATCAAACCCTTCTGACCTTGAACTCCACCCAACGCCACA